ATACCCTGCACCTGAAGGTGGTGTTACATTTGTAAAAGTAAATAAATCTCCTGCACTCAAACCATGAGATGTATAGTTTACGGTGACCGTTGCTGATGTATCTGTAGTATCAAATGTTGCTCCAATAAGTGCTGTATCAAGAGGAGTGATATCATAAAAAGCACCTTCGTAATAAATAAATAATCCTTTGTTAGTACCTAGAGCTACATACCTTCTACCATCTAAATCTGCCCATACTAATTGTTCTCGTACAGCTCCGACTAAAGTAGAACCAGTTATCTGTTCCCACCCACCAATCTTTTCTGGTAAACCATATCGAAATCTTACAAAGTCACCATCTGTCCATTGCCCTTCGGCCCCTGTTTCTGTGACTTGTTTGTTAAATCCTGGTCTTATCTGTACATTTGTTAAAGGCATACGGTATTATACCTTATTTATATTAGTAGTTAAAGTTACCTAGCTATTCTGTTTTTATAGGTTTATCTGGATCGGTTAAAGGGTATTTAGTTCCATCTCCATATTTTTTATGTGCCTCAATTATAAAATACATCCAATGATTATAGTAATCATAAGTACCTTGATGATTAAATTGCACAAATCCTTTAAATAAAATTCTAAGTCTTTCTTTCCAAGAATATTTAATTTTTAAACCTTTATAAGCATGTTCAAATTTCATATATTTAATCTTTAGGTTTTTTAAAAACCCAATGATCGGGTCTTTTATCTAGTTTATAATCTACATTAGGTCCGTTTTGATCTACATAATGTATAAATACTTGAGAACTAAAATCTCCATCAAATTCATTTCTGTAATGAGAAACTGCCTGTCCCAAATAAACAACTGCTTGCCCAGGTGTTAAAATAAGTTCTTCTTTATCCATTATTATTGGCCATGGTTTATCTCCACCTAAATTTATAGTTACACTAATTTCACAAGAAGGTCTATCGCTGTGCAAAGGTAATGTGGCTTTATTTGTATAGAGTCTCCAAAAAGAATAAGTAGGAAATAATTTTTTATTTACAATTTTTTCTACAAAAGTAGTTTTTCTTTTTAATAAAGCTTCCATAAGAGGGTCAGCATAATACCAAGTATCTGCTGTAGGTATCCAGTTAGAAAATTTGTTTTTATTTTGCATGTGTTTCATTATTGTATATTCAGATAATAAAAAAAGTTCATCTTCTGTTAAGAAGTTATCTATAAATTTATATTTAAGTTTTTGTTTTAAATCATCCATGATACTATTGAATATCTCACTCCTTTTGTAACAGGTTCTACCGCATGAGGGTATAAAAAATTACTTGGAAAAATTATTAAACGACCAGCTTTCTTTTTAATAATCATTTTGTTCTGTTCGTTTGGAAAAAAAAAATGAACATCCCCACCTTCGTAATCATCATTAAGAAAAAAAATAAAACTTAGGGTTCTTGGTTCTGTTCTGTGGTGATCTTCATGTCTAACATAGTGCCCACCTACTTCATATTTTAAAATATTTATTTCTCTAATATGTAAATCCATGCTTGTTTTTACATTTTCACAGTAAATGTTTGCATATTTCCAAATCTTATTATCCATGTAGTTTGCCCAATGAACTTCAGTCATGCTTTGTAAATTACGGCCTAAACTCCAGAACTGTGCATTTCTCGTGTCTGTATGAACTTCACTACCACCCTCTTTAATAATAGAGGCGTTAGTAAAATGTTTATAATCTTTAATTACTTTTAAAAAAGTATTTAAATGGTTTTCGTTAAAAGTATTATCAAAAACACCTACGTAATTTTCTAATCTATTTTTTATTTCCATGATTTTTTTTTCCAAACTAAAGTCTTATATATTTCAGCAATTTTTAAAGACCAAAGTGCTAGTTTAGTATTTAACTTATCATACTTGTAATTTGTACTCATTTTCCATGTTTCTCTTTTAAAAGGTATCACTTGAACATAAGGAGTACCCATTTTTAAAATTATTTTTAAATCTTTGTTTTTTTCACCATTAAAGTGAAAAGGAAAATTTACCTGTTGAGGAAAAATATCTGTATCAACTACTCCAGGTAATATTTGAAATATATCATTAGTTTCTCTATGTAGAGGTGGTAAAAAAATGCAAGAATATCCTGGTGGTGTTTTTATTACCCAAGGATTTAATATTTTTGGAACACCTTGGTTTTGTGTTTTTTTTGAATAAAAAGTATCCTTACCACCTACTTGATCAATAGTATGTGGTTCGGCACTATTATTTAAATTATAACCTTTAGCGAAAATCCATTGATTACCCTCTAAACCAAAACTCACAGTAGTTTTTGGATTACCATCATCATCCTTTAAATTTTGTTGAATAACCATATCTTGAGGTAATCTTAATAAATAGCCTGCTGTTACAGCGTCTAGAACAGGTATACAAGCTTTAATTGTTCTGTTTCTTAAATTTTCATCGGAAGTTATAGATATTTTTTTATACCATTCAGGAATAATTGATTTAGCAGGAACAGGTTCTATTTCTTTTATTCCTTTTAAATCAGGATGTATCGAAAATTCAATATTTTTCATTAGTCATTATGGTAGCTCTAATATATTTTTTGTAGAGAAACCACTTTGACTATTAAACCATTGTTGAAAAGAGTCAACAGGAAAAGTAACTGTTGATACATCTATAGAATTTAAATTATTTAAATAATTTACCCAAACAGTATCGTTTGGATTTGCTGATAAATACTCTTCAATTTTTATTTTTTGATCTTTTATTAGATTTTCAAAATTTACTTTTTCTGCTGCTAAAATTTCTTCTGCAGAAAGATCAACAGGTCTTGAAGGTGTACCTGAACTTGTATCTTGAATTTGAATAGATCCGTTTACTAAACTTACTGATTTATTTTGTGCAGCAATATTGTTCCATTCAGAATCTGTAACTTGTTTCGCTACTGCAGATTCTCCTCCAAAAGGTAAAAACGAATCTTTTGTAGTATCATCTGATGCTAATCTAAAAATTTGTCCTTGACTTGTAAATATTGCCCATTTTGCCATTGTTAAGCTCCTGTATTATCGAAAAAAAATAATTGACCACCACCGCCAGAACCACCATTACCTGGGCTTCCTGCTCCACCAGCTCCTCTACCTGTCGCAACGTAGATATTATTAGTAGGAGTTCCTCCAGAATAAAAAGCACCAGGAGCTGATCCTGGGCTTCCACTTGGAGTGGCATCTCTAGGTGAGCCAGGCGCTCCATTACCGCCATTGATAGTAAATAAATTTGTTACAAAAGTTGATCCTCCGGGATTTCCAGGGACTCCAGTACCTCCACCGTTATTTTTTGCTCCCCCATTTCCACCACCGCCTATTCCGTATGGTTGAGAAAAAGGTGCAGTAATATTTCCTGAATAAGCTCCCATTCCACCAGATCCTCCTGGACCTCCAGGTCTTTCAATTGAAGCTCCGCCTCCGCCTCCGCCTCCGCTTAGACCGTAAGCAATATATTTTGTACCGTTAGAGGTAACAGTTCCAGATGCAGGACCATTAGCATTTACTTTATTTATAAAAGCTCCAGCACCAGCAGAGCCAGATGAAGCAGCAGTAATTCTTCCTTGTGCATCAACAGTGATTGTTGCTGAAGTATATTCAGCAGCAGAGACTGCAGTGTTAGCAAGTTTATCTGCAGTTACAGCGTCATTCGCTATCTGAGTAGTATCAACTTCATTTGCATCAATAGCACCGTTATCTATAATTGTATTTCCGTCTGAAATAATACCCATAAATTTCTCCTAAATTTTTTCTAGTTTTAATCTAAATTTTTCATTAGATTTATTATTGATTAAGTATATATCGTCCGAACCTTCCTGTAAAGTCCAGCTCCCTTTTGTTCCATCCACTATATTACCCTCAGTTTTATGCTCATTATTTAAATGCAAGTCTCCTGTATAAATGTTTTGCCACACATTTCCTAAAGCCCCTAAATCGTACGTGTCATTTGCACCAGGTAGTATGTTCCCTGTAGCTGTAATTTCACCAGTTGCGATAGCTCCTAAATTTGCAGTAACATCTATAATATCTGTACCATTACTATAAACTATTTTGATTCCTTTATTAGTAGTAGAAAAAGTAGGTCCTGTACCACTAGCAGTTTTAAATTCTACGGTAAAAGCACCTGTAGTATTGTTATAAACTATATAAGATTTTTCTATACCATCAGGAACTGTAACAACTTGATTTCCAGTAATTGTCCCCGATAATTCAATAATTAAATTTCTTGCATCAGAAGATGTGGTAGATCCATCAGCAATTAATAAAGCAGTAGTTTGAGCTCCACCTGCAATAGATTTATTTATGTAACCTTGAATCTGTTCTACAATTTCTAAATTAGTATTTGTTTTAGTTCCCCAAGTACCAGCATTAGCGCCAGTAACCATAAGTTCAATACCAAGATTAGTGTATGATGATGTCATAATGTTATTATATCCTCTCTAAGCTGCTAGATCAACCTCAGTCCAAACGTTAGATACACCTGGGTCTATTTCCGCCCAAGCTGTAATATTAGGATTTCCTGTATTTGTTTGTAACTGTATACCAGTAACATCTACATTAGCGGTTCCTGTTACAGTAACCGAACCAATAGCCGTAGACATTTGAACACCTGTAACCTCAGCTACAGTTACAGCGTCTACTGTTCCAATCGAACTAGTTAATTGAATACCTGTTAATTCAACGTTAGCGTCTGCTGTAGGAGTTTCTTCTCCCATAGACATTGTTAACTCTTGACCCCTAACTTCAGCAGTCACATCTGTAAATGCAAACTCATCTCCTAATGTTAAAGTTAATTGTTGTCCTGTAACAGCTACACTACCATTAATTGCGAAAGACACATCACCAACAGAACCTGTTAATTGTGATCCTGTTACAGAAACATTAGCATTTCCAGTTGTAGTTACTGAACCAATCGATGTAATTATATCGTGCTCTGTAACTATAACGCTTACATTACCATCAGCAGAAACAGAATAAGTTCCAAGTGAAATGTTTACTTGTGATCCTGTTACATCTATATCAGCAGTTATTTCAAAAGATACATCATTAGTTGAAAGTGTTAGCTCAGATCCTGTTACTGGAACATTAGCATTTGCTGTAGGAGTTTCTTCTCCCATAGACATTGTTAAGACTGAACCCGTTACGTCTACGTTTGCGTCTGCAACAATAGTTTCTGTTCCTATTACAGATGTCATTTCAATACCAGTAACCGCAACATCCGGAGCGGGATCTACTTGACCAATAGAAGAAATTAAAGATATTCCTGTTACTGTAACATTTGCATTTGCTGTAGAGCTTTCTTCACCAATATCTAAAGTTAAGACTGAACCCGTTACGTCTATGTTTGCGTTTGCAATAATAGTTTCTGTTCCTATTACAGATATCATTTCAATACCAGTAACCGCAACATCCGGAGCGGGATCTACTTGACCAATAGAAGAAATTAAAGATATTCCTGTTACTGGAACATTGGCATCTCCAGATATAGTTGAATCTCCTACAGAACCTTGCAATAAGAAACTTGGAAGTTGTCCCGCACCCGTTGTTGATTCAATTGAAACACTTGGTATAAAGAAAGTGCTAGGACTTAATGTTGCAAAAGGAGCTTCTCCAAAAGCAGTTAAGGTATCTTGAGTAGAGGTTTTGTTAGAGATAGATAATTGTTGACCAGTTACTGGAACACCTATGCCAGCGATTTCTTCACCAATAGTCATAGTAGCTTGAACACCAGTAAGACTAAATAGAACTGAACTTCCTGCTACAGCACCGCCATTTGTAATTGTTGCTTGAATGCCTGTTACCGGTACATTAGCTGTACCTGTATTAGACTCTTCTCCCATAGATGATGTAAGAACAGTTCCTAAAGGATAAGCAATTACATCA